GGACTCCTGCTTAATGACGCTGAAAAACTGAGTACCGAATGGAGAACGAACAATGTTGTAACGACAAGTGATGCTAGAGATGTCGAGCGTAGGCATGCCAATGTTAAGGCTATTGAGGGGGGTGTAAATATGATTCAAAAATTGAAAGGACTTACCGATGAAAAATAATGTTGTGTTGAACTTAAAAGAAGTGTTCTTAACCATGAGTGAGATATATGGCAAGAGATTATCAGAGATTCAAATAGCTTTAATGCTAGATGACCTTAGTGGATATGAGACACCAGATATTCTAAAAGCCTTAAAACGCTGTAGGATGGAGCTAAACAGATTCCCGACAGTAGCAGACATAATTCAACGGATTGACACAGGACATCCTACCCCTAATGAAGCTTGGGCAATGTTACCAAAGAGTGAAAGTGATTCTGCGGTATGGACAGAGCCCATGAGAAAGTCATATGAGGCAGTTTATGATCTTATTGCATCAGGAGACACCATTGCCGCTAGATCAGCGTTCTTAGAGATTTATGATAAAATGGTAAAGCAGGCTTTAGTGACACGATCAGCACCAAGGTGGAAGCTTACATTAGGAACAGATAAAAGTCTAAGGGATAAGGCTACTATTATGGCAAAGCAAAAGGGGGTGCTTGGGATTGACAAACAGCATCTAATTGAGAACAGTCCTGAACAAATTAACCTAGAAGTAAAAAAACTAGTTGATAAAATCAACAGGACATAATAGACTAACCGACATGAAGTGTTTTCAAAAAATAAAAATAAGTGGAAAATGTTTAAGCGAAAATGGCAATTGCCGCTTCCTTGTTGAAGGATGCGAAGGTTCTATTTGCCTACTTTTCAAAAAAAAGGTGGATCCATCGAAGGGGTGCAATGCCTTAGAAATTCACGTTCTTGAAAGAGAGAAGACTTTATTCAATGGGTTTTATCGTGAAATTTTTTAGAAAGGAGTGTCATTATGAGGAAAAGAGGGTCAAAGCACCCAAAGTCTAAGTTGATAGAAAAAGACATCAACAGAATTAGATCAATGTGGTTCAAAGACAGAATTATGCAAAAGGCTATAGCTAGAATCTTTAATGTTTCAACAGGTTCTATTCAAGCTATACTTTATGGAAAAACTTGGAGGCATGTAAAATGGCAAATATGACATGTTGTAGCTGTGGGTATTCTGGTTATATGATCTATGATCAAAAGTTGAAGCGAATGGTCTGTAGAAAATGCTATAGTCAGAACCTAGCGAGTGATGAATACTTTGGGGGTGAAGATGACGAGTGAAATGGCTTACATGACTAGTAGAGCAAAAGTCTGTGGTGATTGCTTAGAAAAACTCAAATGGGATATTCTAAGAATAGTGCTTGACAATAAGTGCTCAATGAAGAGAGACGCAACATGTGATTTGGATATCATAGAGCCGGTAGTTTATTTGGAGATAAAAGACAAATTTGACAAATTTATATCAGAGCTTTAGAATATACCAATGGAATATATACCTCCTAAAAAATGCAAGGATTGTCGCTTTTTTTCAAATACTACTTTTTTAGACTATTGTTATCTATACAAGGTTACAATAGCCAATAGGGCGGTAAGAATCGCAGGGGTGAGAAATATATATATGGGTAAACCAAGTTGGTGTAAAGCAGGAAGGGTTGTCGTTAGTGAAAGATAGAACCAAGTTAAAGAAAAACATAGAAAGATTTTTAAGAGATTACAAGGGTGTCAATGGGTATGGCATACCATTTTATACTTATCAGCATTTATCTGAAAAGCTCACAGATCATATGGAGAGCGAAATAAATGGTATGGTCTCCGAGACAATCAATATGGATATCATAATCAAACATGTGGATAAGGTTTTTAGTAATGAGTCAAGGGTTTTAGCTCCAACAGTAGAAAATAGGAGAATGCTAAAATTCTTTTGTCGGAATGTCTTATTGAGCATAGAAAAATCATATGGTGCAGATTTTTCAAACTTTTTAACTAAGTATTCTAATATTTAATTGGGGGAGATATGATCGAGGTTAATATTACTAGAGACACTTTAGCTCATAATATCGAAAAAACATTAAGGAGTAAAAATGTTTCTAGTGGTCTAGTTGGTAGGCTCATTGATAATTTGGGCAAAGATATCGCTTCTAAAGCTATGGTAGGCTCTGAGTTAACTAATAGATGCCAACATAATGTCGATTGGAAGGGCATAAGGGTTCTAGTGTCCACAAAAAAAATAAATGTTTACCCACAGCAGGAGTTTGATGTTTCGGTACATGAGATACAACAGGACATTGACTACTTTGCTTTTGTACTAATACATAAGAGCTTTAAGAAAGCATGGATTCTAGGATACTTACCATGCCTTGAATATGTAAAAAAGTCTAAAAAATTCAAAGAGGGTGAGAAAAACGGCAAGTTCACTTTTCAAAAACAGGCTTACGTTGCCAAGATAAAGGATTTAAGGAGCTTTTCTTGATCGTCCAATATATAGGAGTTGACACTCCACATCTTGAAAATGGCATATACTATGAGGTTCTTAGGGCTGACCCTAGAGGGGTCTTCGTAATGTCTGAAATCATTGGTGGAGTATGGATCCACCCAAAAGATTATCGTGTAATAAAAGAAAAATAGCTTGACATAGCAACATAAATACGCTACCTTCCAAGTTGTAAGGAGGGTTCATGATAGAATATAAATGTCCAACATGTGGTAGGGAGTTGGTGAGTCAACGCTTTATACAAAGGCATCATAAATTCCCGCAAACCAAAGTCAATAAGAAATACTATGGTAAAGGCAATAAAACTGATGGTATAGATTGGATTAATCATTATAAGAATATCCAAACGACATGCTGGCATTGCCATGTAGGACATAGTGATACAAGGCTTACAATTTGGAGTGAAATAGATTTCTGTAAAGCTCTTGGAATAGAACCAAGAAGCTATACAGCTGCGAGTCAATGGGTCAATATGAAAAAATAAGGAGGGTTTATGTCAAGGTTATACATTGAACACTATACTGATCGAGGAAAAGGCTCTGGTCATATGGGCAATGAAAGGCAATCAGCAAAGCTATTATGGGGTAGTGTTGGAGACAGTAAAATCGCTGTATCTGCATCTATAGAGTGGTATAAGGGTGATGAGTACCCAAATGTTTATGTTATTTTAGGGTCGAAGAGCATACCTAAAGAGAACATTCATGTGAGTGGTTTATGTTAAGTATGCACCAAAAGTACCAAATAACAGGAACCATAGCGATAATTTGTATCCTATATACAATTGTAGACGTTGTTTGTCATATTCTAGGATATTTTTAAAAAAGGAGGGTTTATGTATGTAGACATATCACCTTTGGTGGTTTTTTTAGTGATTTTTTGTCTTTGTTTGATTTTCTTATCATAATTTTTAAAGGAGAAAAAGTATATGTATATGTGTCGGAATTGTCAAAAACATATTGATGGATGTATTTCTTTTGATGGTGGCAAATGTAGGATGTTCAAGTTAGATGAATCCACCTTGAAAAAACCAAGTGATAATCAGCAGACGAGTTTTCCTTTAGGTGAGACTCAGGATGGCAAAAAAGTAGAGGATGAATAGATGTATAAAAAAGTGATCAAGAGAGATGGTAAAATACAGTTTTACAAGGATAAGAGAGGCAAATGGAGATGGAGAGTTAAGGCTCGAAACGGGCGTATTCTTGGTGATTCTGGTCAAGGCTATGCCAGTAGGCGTGGAGCTATTGAAGGGTTAGAGCTTCTACGATGGGAGGTAGCAGAGTTCAACAGATATGATGAGGGTAGTTATGAGTAGAGAGGATCTTGTTGAAGCGCAGAAAGCTATACTTGATGAGGTTATAGAAATCATAGATTCATATACCAATGGCTTTGCTTGCTGTATCGCTTTAAAGAATAAGATATTGTCAGAAGTTGAGGAAAAATATGAGGTGAAACATGGAGAAAAATAGGATAAAGTGTCTAAGGTGTCATATCGTGAAGCATGAGGAAGAATTCTATTTTATAAAAAAAGATGGATACAGAAGATCAATTTGTAAAAGTTGTAAGTCAAAGGAATATCGTGAAGCCCATGGTAAAATAAGTGAAAAAAGAAGAATCGCAAACGAGAATTGGAAGAAAAAATACAAAGACTTCGAACTTTAAGCCTTGACACTAAGTATGTTATAAGGTATTTATATATTAGGAGGGCATATGCCAGAAAATAAGAATAATGATGTTAAGATGGTTAGATCAACAGTTTACTTACCAGAAACACTACATAAGAATCTGAAAGTTTGGTGTGCCAGCAATTCGACTTCAATGTCGGATGTTGTACGTCAAATGGCTCATAAAATAACAAAAAAAAACAGTAATTAGTCGTTTTCAGCATGGGTAGACCGAGTAAGTACAACAAGAAGTATTGTGCTGAACTCATAGAGCATCTTGGTAAAGGACTGTCCTACAAGGCTTTTGCAGGAAAAATCAAGGTAAATTTAGATACCTTATACGCATGGGAAAAAAGACATAAAGCTTTTTCCGAAGCCAAAAAGGAGGGTAAGCAGAGAGAATTGCTCTTTTGGGAGACTCTATACGTTAGGGCTGCTATGGGTCATAATACTGTTATTGAAAAGAGACCTGATGGTTCCAAGTTTGAGAAGAAACTAACCCCCAACTCTACATTGATCATTTTTGCAATGAAAAACAAGTTTGGCTGGAGGGATAAATCAGACGTTGAAGTTAAAGAGACTGTAGACCATACTGTAAATCTCAATGTAAACTTCGTGTGAGACAATGGATTACAATATAACAATGCCAAAGAGCTTTGCTCCATTGTTCAAGCCCAAAAGGTATAAAGTCCTGTCGGGAGGAAGGGGCTCGGGTAAGAGTTACAATATCGCACAGGCTCTACTGCTCAAAGGGTGTAAAGAAAAACTTAGGATTCTTTGTACTAGAGAAATTCAGAATTCAATTGCCGATTCTGTTCATAAACTACTAACAGACCTTATAGAAAAACATAAATTTCCAGGTTACAAATACACAAATAAAACAATAACGAACGTCAATACAGGGACAGAATTCATCTATAGGGGCTTACACATGAATTTTCAGGAGATAAAGTCTACTGAGGGTATTGATATCGCATGGTGTGAAGAAGCCCATGCCATAAAACAGGCTTCCATAGACCTTCTTATCCCAACGATAAGAAAGCAGAACTCAGAAATATGGTTTTCGTTCAATAGATTTTTAGAGCTCGATCCAGTATATGAAACATTCGTCAATACACCAAGGGATGATGTTTGGCACTACAACTCTACATATCGTGATAATCCATTCATATCAGATATCCTTTTGGATGAAATGAAGTTCATGAAGGAAAATGACTACGACAAATACCTCCATGTATGGGAAGGTGAGCCTTTATACCAATCAGAAGACTCTATTATCTCAAGAGAGGCTTTAAAGAAGGCAACAGAAAGACCCAAAGATACCTTCGGTAAGACAGAGGTGGGTGTCGATGTCGCTAGGTTCGGTCAGGACAGAACTGTCCTCTTCAAAAGAAAAGGGCTGGCAGTAATAGACTACAAGATTTATAAAAAATTATCGGTTCCAGAAGTGGCAAACAAGGTGAAACAATTTTGCTCTAAAGACGATATCATCAAGGTAGACTCAACAGGTGTCGGGGGTGGTGTCTGCGATATTTTAAGGCAGGATGGTTACAGCAAGACATACGATATCGTATTTGGTGGCGCACCAAAGAATAAGAATAAATACGATATGCTCATTAGTGAGGCATGGTTCGAATTTTCAGAAATGGTAAAAGAAATAAGCATACCAAAAGACCAAGAGCTATTCCATGAGCTTACAAGTAGAAAATGGAGGTTGGACAGAAGGGGTCGAAGGTGCGTTGAGTCAAAGGATGAATACAAAAAAAGAGGAAATAAGTCTCCCGACTTGGCAGATGCCATAATACTTGCTTTTTACAGGCATGGCAAGATAGCCACATTCAGGGAGGATGATGCTATGAGCGATCTAAAACCTATGTCATCAAGCTTGAACTCGAATAGTTGGTAGTCAAAGGTATTGCAATCAAAAAATAAATAAGCCATAATATATAAAATCAAGGAGAAAAACATGCCAGTAAACAATAAAGAGATAGGTAAAAGTGGTATTGAAATCTTTTCGGGTCAATTTCAAGAGGATTACTTGCAAGACTTATATGGCTCATATGGGGCTGACATCTACGATAAGATGAGGCGGTCAGATGGGCAAGTATCACAGGCTCTTGATGCTGTGATAAACACTATTGCAAGTGCCAATTGGTATGTAGAACCCGTTGATGAATCGAAGCAAGAAAAGGAGATAGCAGACTTCGCAGAATTCATCATAAAAGAAGACCTAGATAAATGTTGGGAAGATAAACTTAGAGAAATCTTGACTTTTATTCCTTTTGGATATTCCCTCTTTGAAAAAGTACACAAGGTTGTTATCAAGCACAAGAAATGGGGAGACTATATTGGGTTCAAAAAGCTTGGGTGGAGATCACCAAGAACGATAGAATCTTGGAACATCAAAGATGGTTCACTCGACAATGTTGAACAGCAGGCTCAAGGGGACTTAGAATCCTTCACTACTATACCAGCAAAGTTCTTAACTCACTTTTCGATAAATGCAGAAGGTGATAACTTCGAGGGCGTTTCAATGCTAAGACCTTGCTATGGTGCTTGGCTTAGAAAAAATACTTTTCTAAAATTGATGTCAATTGGTATAGAAAAAAGCGCAATAGCGACACCAAAGGCTAAATTCCCACAGGGCTTACATGGGACTGCCGAATATAACAATTTCATCAATATGGTAGCAGCATTATCCTCACATGAGAAAAACTACATTGGGGTTCCTGTATCACCAGATGGCACAGCGGTTTGGGACATTGAGTTTATAGATACTCCGTTTGATGCTACAAAAGTGAAAACAGCTATCGACTATGAAGATTCTCTCATAATGAGAAGGTTCCTTGCGAACTTCCTCTTATTAGGTTCTCAAGGCTCAGGTTCTTATGCACTATCTAACGATCAATCAGACTTCTTTTTGAACAGCCTAATATACCTTGCCAATGTGGCAGCTCGTGGAGCGCAGAGTTGGATAAACGAACTGATCACTTACAAGTATGGAGAACGTGATTTCTACCCAAAAATTAAACATGCTGGCATCAAAGACAAGGCTGGAAAAGAACTGGCAGATATCCTCTCGATATTGGCTAGGGATGGACTCTTAAAACCAGATGATGGTCTAAGGGCTCATGTTAGAAAGTCATATGAACTACCAGAAGAAGTGGAAGAAGAAGAACCGAAGGTAAAAACACCTAAAGCACCACCACAACCAGCTCCAGAAGAAAAGGACTTACCAGAAGAGGATGTGGAGGAAGAGGTAAAAGAGGAAAATATAGACTCAAAAGAGAACCAAAAGAAGGCTGTGAAAGACAAAGAAGAAGAAGAGAAGGTGTTGAAGAAGTCAGACAGAGGTAAATCCGACTCGGTAGAGCCATTCGGAGCCGAAAACACCTCTACTATATCTCTAGCCGCAGCAAAGCCATCTATTGTTTCTCTAGCAAAAAGATATGAGGCTTTAGCCCAAGAACAACTCACAGAAATGGCTAACAAATACAACGATAAGATTATCAAGAACTACAGGGCTGGAATGGGCATCAAATCAATAAATAATTTGAGCATACAAGGTATCACAAAGTACAAAAAAGAACTAAAGAGCCTGTTCATGGAGGCTTCAAACGAAGTCAGGACTCAAGTTGTAAAAGAACTAAAGCTCAGCGAAGTAAAATTTGCCCAATCTAAGGGTAAAAAGAGAACAGAAGAGTTCGTTGCTATGTTCGTAGGCATAATTGGAGACACGCAAGCAAAAGATATCGAGAAAAAATCCAAGTTGGCTTTTGCCACCACAGAAGGGATAACAGAAGATGCAGAAGTCATCAGACATGACTTAGATAAGGCTGTTAAGAAATCAATAAAGACCTCAACTCTAGCAGCAGGGACTATATCTTCACAGATAGTAAATAAGGCAAGATTAGACACATTCTTTGATGATGAAATGAAAGAGGCTGTAGAGAGTTTCACGTTCGTTAATCCGAGTCCTGTTTCAGCCATATGTCAATACCTAGCAAATAAAACTTTTGAAGTATCAGACCGCAGGGCGTTAGAATTTCATCCACCACTACACCATAATTGTAAAACTTCCTTGAGAGCCAATCTCAGAGCGAGTAAAAAGAAGGTTCCAATTGATGAAATAGCACCAAATGAAACTCAGAAGAAGTCAATAACACTCAAGTGATTGACTTTTGGATACCAAATGAGGCATAATTAAAAATACAGGAGGAAAAATATGCGTGACACTAAAGACCTCGATAATAAGGTAATCTTTTCTTGTAACCCAAAAAACAATAGGGTTCAATGTCTATCAGAACTTGTACTCTCCGCATCTGTTGGAGAAAGTGAAGACATAAAACTTGAAGCTCCAAAAAAGATTCAACTCTTGAGGACTATAAGTTTCAAAGACCCAAGATATGGTGATGTGAAAATTAAAAAAGAGCACTTATCTGAAATGGTCAAAAACTTCAAGGATAATGTAAGAGGGGTAGACCTCGCTATTGACTATTCTCACGATTCATGGGCAGAAGCCGCAGGATGGGTCAAAGATGTATATACCGAAAATGAAGGTAAGGAATTATGGCTGGATGTAAAATGGACTCCTAAAGGTGCCAAAAAGCTCATAGATGGTGAGTTTAGGTATCTATCAGCAGAGTTCGATACAGCATATACTGATGGTGAAAATGGTAAGTCTTTTGGGTATGTCCTGCTGGGCGGAGGATTAACCAATAGACCAGCTGTTAAAAAAATGAAACCGACTACTAAATTAACGGAGGCAGAGAAAAAAATGGAAGAAATCAAAAAGCTTCAAGAGAAAAACGAAAGTCTTGAGAAGTCAATTGTTGAGCTTTCAAAGACTAATAAGACTCTAGGCGAAGAAAACAAAAGCCTAAAGGACGAAGTCAAAAAACTCAATGATGAAAAACTCAATGATGAAAAAGTAGCATATCTCAATGAGCTACTTTCTGAAAAGAAGATAGTTCCAGCACAGAAAGATGCTCTAATGACATTGTCAATTGACAATATCAAAGGTATCTTCAAAGATGCAAAGGCTATCGAGCTTAATGAAAAAGAACAAGGTTCATCAAAAGAGCCAAAAGTTCAAACAGAAGAGACTCTACTAGGTGAAGCTAAGACTCTCTCAGCAGAAAAAAATATTGAACTAGAAGAAGCTATCAGCGAACTTTTAAAAACTGATAAGTTCAAAAATCTAAACAAGGAGTAAGTAATGAGTTCACATCCACAAGCAAGAATTACTAGCTACATGGCAGATGCAGATTTGTCATCTAAACAGTATTATGCAATGAAGATAGGCTCTGATTCAAAGCATATCAACATTGTAAGTGATGCCAATGGTAAGTCTATTGGTTTTTTAATGAACAAACCAAGCGCATCTGGTCAGTTCGCAGAAATCGCTGGCGTTGGTGGTGGTGCTCTCGGTAAACTAGCAGAATCAGTTGCGGCTATGGCTCAATTGACATGCACAGCAAATGGTGACCTCGAAGTCGTAGATGCAGCTGGAGAAGTTTGCGTTGCTATCGCACTTGAGGCTGGAGATAGCGGTGATGTTATCGCTATTGATGTTGTTAACCTTGAACCACATGCAGCAGACGCATAAGGAGTAGATAATGGGACAATCACATGCAATAAATGACAAACTCTTGGCTGGATTCTCAAGAGGACTTTTTCAGGATGAAAGCAGATTCATCAATAAGAGAATTTTTCCAGAAGTAAAGTCTAAAAACCTAACAGGTAAACTAGGTTCTTATGGAAAAGAAAGCCTAAGAATTGTAAACTCAGTAATGGGTGGTAGAGGAAAAGCTAGACAGATTCATGTTGAAACAACTTCAAGTGATACTTTTATCATTGAAAACCATGGACTAAGTGATATTATCACAAAAGAAGACTACGCTAACTATGACCTACCTTTTGATATTGAGTCAATCAGAACTCGTCAGCTAAAAACAATGCTCATGCTCGCAAGAGAAAAAGCTATGGCTGATATCATCAACTCAACATCAATTATGACAAAGAATACTACACTTTCTGGTGAATCTCAGTGGTCAGATTACACTAATTCAGACCCAATTGGAGACATCCAGACTGCTCAAGCATCAATTTATGATAATGGTGGTGAGAATCCTGCTGAATGTATCGCTATCATGGGCTGGCATGTTAAGAATAAACTAAGGTATCACCCTCAAATTCTTGAAAACTTAGGTTTCTCAAGAGCAAGAGCTGGCTTGATGTCTAACGCTGAATTGGCTTCTGCATTGGACGTTTCAGAAGTTCTAGTTGGTACAGCTATGTATAACAGTTCTGATCTAGGACAGACTGACTCACTATCTCCAGTATGGGGTAAACACTTCGTATTGGCTTATAGCCCAAAAGTAGCTTCTCTTGAAGAGAACTATCTTGGTGTTACAGTAGTTCCAGCATCAAACGCTGAAATCGTACAGAAGACTCCTAAGTCAAACCCACCTATGTCTAAAGAACTAGTACATACAATGGACTATGACATGGTTCTAACAGATGCAAACCTTGGATATCTAGCGAAGGACGTAGTAGCTTAATTTTTTATTGAGGGGTGGCTCATTAGTCACCCCTTATCTTGGAGGATAAAATGAAAATTATTCATATCATTCTAGCATTCGTGGCTTTCGCTTTCGTATCAAACTACAGTATTGCAAAAGTATATGATAGAAACATGGGTAGGGACTTGAAACTTCCAGCTCAGAAGATGCTTGAATATCAAAGGGTATCTGCTCCAGCAGCGGCTTCTACTGCATATATCTTGACAGCAAATGATGGAGATGATTCTGGTGCTGCGGCTACAGTATCAACATTTACAGCACAGCCAGATGTACCAAGAGTTCTAGTGGTCACACCTGGAGGCACCACAGCAGATGTTGCAGCAGGAAATGTTGTAATCACAGGTACTAACATTCATGGTGAAGCTATCACAGATACTTTAGCTTTCTTGGCTAACGCTTCAACAGCTACAACAGGAACAAAGGCTTTCAAGACAGTAAGCTCAATTGTATTTCCAGCAGAAGATAGCCCATATGGAGCTACATGGACAGTCGGAATTACAGACAAGCTTGGCTTAAAGCATTGTCTTGCTCAAGCTGGAGATGTTATTCAAACTGTATTCAATGGTACAAGAGAAGCAACTCAAGCCACATGCAACGCAGATGTTGACGAAGTTGAAAAAAACTACTGCGACCCAAACAGTGCTGCTGATGGTTCCAATGTAGACTTCTACTTTGTTCAAAACTACAGATGTTTATACTAAGGAGACAATCATGTTAAAATTTAATACCAATGTAACCGTTGGAAGAAAACAGGTACTAATCAAAAGAAGTAACAGCTTTTTGAAGGGTGAAGAAGTTAAAGAATCTGACCTTGAAAAAAAATGTGTAGCTCAATTACTAAAAGAGGGGCTTGTAGAAGAGATAAAAGAAGATGTGCCAGCCCCAAAAAAGGTAGTTAAGAAAAAATCTAAGAAGTTAGACCTACCTGATATGTAAAGTTCAAGGGGGGATATCCCCCCTTTTCTTTTTGGAGGAAGAAAATGTCATATTGTAGTTCAACAGATATCGCAGCAGAATATAAGACAATAACTTTTGGTTCTGCTACTTCTATAACATCAAGCACACTAGCTACTTGGTGTAGCCAAGCAAGCGCAAGATTAGACACTCAGATTGGAAGTTTTTATTCAACTCCGATACTCGAGGCTTCTTCCCCAATTTCATTCAGTTTAATGAAAATGTATGCGACTCAGTTAGTTCAACTAAGAGTCAATAGGGCTCTTGGCTTAAAAGCTGGAATAGCACAAGACCAAGAATCCTTTGCGACTTCTGCAAAAAATATCATAGATGAAGTCAAAGATATCGCAGAACGTAGGCAGCTATCAGATGCTCCAAGAGCGTCCTCAAACAAGTATGGTTTCAAGGATTACAATAATACCAATGATGTCGAACCAATCTTTGAAATAGATTCTGAGCAATGGTGATATGTTTACAAGCTACTCTATAGAAAATGATCTTGAATTTAAGCAAAAGATAGATGAGGCTCTAAAAAAAGGAGCCAATCTAAAGATACCTTTTAAGCTTATTGCAGCAGATTTTTATAAATCTGAAAAAGCTATTTTCCAAATGGGTAGTAGGGGTCAATATCCCGACTTGTCGACAAAGCCTTTTAGAGCTTTTTGGAGAAACAAAAGAGGATATGCTGCTTTATACAAGGGTGGTTACAAAGAGTATAAAAAAGTCCACTATGGTTTTACCTATCCGATATTGAAGGCTGGTGGTAGACTAATGGAATCTGTCACGAACCCTTCACACAAGGACGCTATATTGAAAATAGCTTCCACATACATGATAATAGGAACATCAGTACCATACGCAAGATATCATCAAACAGGTACTAAAAAAATGCCTATGAGAAAAATCCTATTTATCGGACCCGAAGCTGGAGCCCAAAGGGATGCAGGAAGGCTCAAAAGATGGGTAGGATACATAGACAACCACATTAAAGAGACACTAAGGAGCGTCTAATGGGTAGATACGACAATGAGAATTTTCTCTCAGATTTACAAGCAGTAATTGTTTCAAACTTGGATGCTAAAATCTCAGCATTGAATACTGAAAAGGGTGATAGCGTATTAAGCTCATTTGATTCAAATGCAATATTCATACAAGAAATATATGGAACAGTAGCCAACTACGATCCATTCGTACTTATATACATAGAAGACATGCCATTGGACTCAGCCATAGGTGGAGCCCATATTACAGGATTGAAGCTCAATGTCTTAATATGCTTTTGTCAGAATAACGATTCTGATAGATACAAGAGAATATTCAGATATCAAAGGGCTATATATGAAGTCATTGAAGAAAAATATAACAACATTTTTCGTGGTGTAAAAGTCAAACTATCTAATCTAACACCTGTCGCATTGGCATCAGAAAACGCCCAGATCTTTGATGCTGTTGGGGTAGGATTAGAAATAACAATGAACTAAGGAGGGTTTTCTTATGCTACCAGCTAGCAAACATATTTTTGGAATCCACTCTGTGACACCTTATCAACTAACTGATGGTATGCCTTATGGTATCATCAAAGTCTTATCGGGTGCGTCTCTTGAGCTTACTGGCGAGTTAGTGAAACTCAATGGTGGTTCTTATGCGTATTCTTGGGCTGTTGAAGATGGTTACAAAAGTGGTACTCTAAATTTTAAGCCTCAACAGTATGAAGAGTTCATGTTTGAATTGTTCTTGGGCAAGGCTCCTACCAAAAGTGGTACAGGATCAGGCTCAGTAACAACACTAACCAATTTCAATGGAACATCAGTAAGTGATGCCTCTACAGGTATTGCATCTATTGGCGTTCTTTCTGGTAGTAGTTCAAACTTGAAAGCAGGGAAATATATGGTCAAGGCGGTAGACGCTACAACAGTAGACCTATATAACCTTACTGACTTCGATTTCTCAAGAGGAACTGACACTACTTATGTAGATGAAACATTAAAGATAACAAGCGCAGCATTGACTGTATCTGATTCTGGAGCTACTACTGATGTAGCCGACTTTGGATTGCAGATAACAGGTGGATCAGGTGTTGTAGCTTTAACTGCTGATGATACAGCTTACTTTGAGGTCAAACCTCCAGCAAGCTCAGATTATGTAGTGAAACTTGGTGCTGCATCGGATAGAACTCCAGAATTTGGAGCATACTTAACCACAGAACCAAGAGGCAATGGAGAATCCTTTGCTATAGATTGTTATAGGTGTCGAGCAATCGGTATGCCTTTTAACTTCGAAGCTAAGAATTTTTCAGAAGCGGAGATCAAATCAGAAGTCCTTTACGATTCTAGCGAAGACGCTGTCTGCCAAGTCAGGTGGATACGTCCGACATCTCCAGTTTAAAATTATGGGGGAGTCTTTACTCCCCCTTTTTTCTTTTCAAGAGCTATTCTGTAGGGGTCATTTCCCAAGCATACCCACATATTTGACATACGCAAGATATAAAGATCAAGCCTTTGTACGCAGAATTAATATCATTCAGAATAATTGCATTACTTCCACATGACTTACATATGGGGTCTATAGTGTGCTTTTCCATCCATCAACTCTCCAAGTGTCTTGATAACCTTTTCGGGTGAAGGGTGGCATTTATAGCTAGGATACTCTCTAGGACATTTACTTATAACTAAGTCTCCTGTGAAAAATTTATGAGCGTAGCTACAATGGCAATCCTCTTCAACAGCCAAAAAGTTGTAACCGACCTCGCCATTTCTGACAGGCACTCTATATCTGCTTTTTACAACAGTAAAAATTCCAAGAATTTTAGTGTCTTTGGTGCAAGCAGCCATATGTAACGCTCCCGTATCAGCTGTTACAACGCAAGCCGCTTTATCCATAATGGCAATTGACTCCAATAGAGACAATTGATCGTAGAATTCTATAAGTCCATCAAACTCGATATGATTGTCAAGTTGTTCCTTGTCATATTCTTTTCTTGACCCTCCGAGGGCTATAAGTTGGTAATCTTTGTACTCTGACCTTATTGATTTTATAACTTCGCTCCAAAAGTCTTTACCTAAAGATCGAGACTCCCATCCAGAATCATATGGATTGATCACGATGAATGGTTTTTCTAAGTCAAATTTTTTGGATGCCTTTTTGAAAGCACTTTCTTCTTCAACATATGAATATTTGACTTTATACTGCATATCATCAGGTAACAATGAGTGACCAAAAACTGGTCTTGAAACAAAGTCAACAGAATGGGTCAACATGTGTCTTCCTCTAAGAACGTCCATTGGTCTAAATGGGTCAAGGGCATAGTCGAATTGAGCCATGTAATTTTTATCTACAGTGTCGTGCCATGGAATCACATTGTCAACGTCCTCATTGTACTTGAATAAGTCAGGAAATACAGTTATCAGACTCAATTTGCACTTTGGGTAAGTCTTTTTTATAAAACGTAAAACTGGAGTTATTGTTATTGTATCTCCTATGGCATAAGAACCCATAGTTATAAGGATTGTAAGTTGATCTTCTGGCTTGTTTTTTATCCTACATACCTTATGGGCAACGTATCCGTCTTGAGGATTGACTGTCAGAAATTGCTGAATCGTTCCGTCCTCATTTAAGATGCTTTTACCACAGTAGAAACATGTTTCACCAAGCTTTAAGATGTCCCTAGCTGTTATTTTAGCTGGCTCATCTTTAGCTTTTAGCATTTTACTCAAGTCCAACTCCTTCTTTTTTTGACCTTTTTCTTACCCCACTCTTTGCTATCAGTATGGTAGAAGCCTGTGCAATTGTATTTTACAGCAGTATTCCTAGGGAATTTCTTTGACATAAAGACCCCGGGTTGACATACACATGGCATGACATCAGCCTTTTCGCTAGCATCATAAGACATGTAATCTTCAATAGTTGCTCCACATGATGGGCATACAAACTCAAATATTGGCACTTCTTTTTGACTCCTTTGGTTTGTATTCAGGGACATGATCTAAAGCTGTTTTGATAACCCACTCACTCACAGATAGCCCATACATGGCTGCGACTTTCTTAATCTTATTCTTTTGTTTTTGGGTGCATCTGGCATGAATCCAATTGTCTTTTATCTTAGGCATCAGCATAACTCCTTTTTTATGTTGATTTATCTCTCTTAATAAAATAGTATCACGATTAAGAAGTATTGCAAGAAAAAATATTTTTGATACAATGATTTATAAGGAGCTAAAATGTCAGAAGACCAAAAATTTATTGACCTAAAAGACTTAAATCCAGAAGAAGCATCATTTGAAATAAAGGGTAAGACCTACACCTTTAGGAAATTGAGTTTGAGGGATAAGGCTTGGTATCAAAGGAACTTCGGTAAGGACGCTACCAACATCTTCAATGAGAATAATCCAGATGTTGAAACAATGCTAAAATGCGTATTTTATCAACTCAACAACGAGTCAAAAGCGCACTTTTTAGCAAAAGATATCGAAGAAATTGATCCAAATGGAGAACCTATAAAAAGAAGGAAATACGCTTGGGAGTTCTTTGGTGAATTAATCGAGGGAGCAAGGGATACTGAGCTTGTCATGACAGAATACATTAGATGTATGATGGGGTCACAGCCTATACTTGATGAAATAGCCAAGATGAATAAAAAAAAAGTGAAGGAAGAAGATACGGAAGAACAGATTGGGGTGAAATCTACGATAGAATAGCCTATGAATATGGATATTCTTTTGACCAGATAAGCTCTATGTCCGAAAGGGAGGTATCCATAGCTCTATCAAACATCTATATTAGGAGCCATAATACGTTAGTTAATCAGGCTAGACTACATGATAGAGAAATGCAGCCAATAACAAGACCTGTTGACAGGGTTGCAATTAAATTGACTCCAGAACAAGAAAAACAACAGGAAGAAATCATAAAAACTGGACTTGAGAAGATCAAAAGAAGATTTAACAAGGGGAGATAAATGGCAAGTTCTGATCTAATGATTAAAATTGATGCCAACATCAAGGGCTATAAAGACAAACTAAAGCAAATTGAGGATAAAACCAAAAACTTAGAAGACACTCTTGCTTCAACAGCCAAAAAGTCGGGGGTCGCTTTTGCAGCTCTAACGGCTACAGTAGGCTTGTCAATTGCCGCTTTTGACAAGCAAGCCCAAGTTCAAAGGCAGACCGAAACAATCATTAGAGCGACAGGAGGGGCAGCAGGGTTGGCAGCTAGTGAAGTTCACAAGATGGCTTCGGCATTGCAAGAGAATTCTACCTATGGTGATGAAAACATAATAAGAGGACAGAATCTACTTTTGACCTTTAAGAATATCGGTAAGGACGTTTTTCCAGAAGCTTCACAAGCTATGCTGGACATGTCTACAGTCATGGGGCAAGACTTGAAAGCTTCTGCAGTACAGCTAGGTAAGGCTCTAAACGATCCTATAGCTGGAGTATCTGCTTTAGGAAGAACAGGTGTCACGTTTACTGCTCAACAAAAAGAGCAAATTAAGGTTTTACAAGAATCAGGACAGCTTCAAGCAGCTCAAGCCATCATAATGAAGGAGTTGAATTCTCAATTCAAGGGTGCGGCTGCGGCTGCGGCTCAAGGTACAGGTATCTTTAAGCAGTTAAGTAATACTTTTGGTGATTTGGTCGAGGACGTTGGTAAAGAATTGGCTCCTGCGTTTATATATGCAGCTCAAGGTTTAAAAAAACTATTAGATTTCGCTAGAGCGAACCCTATCTTCGCAAAAATGGCAGCAGTATTCCTACTAGGAGGCACAGCCTTGACAGGATTCGTTTCTGTTGCAGCCACAGGTGCTTTAGTATTCATGAAATTAAAAGCCGCCATGATGGCTTCTGCAATGGCTACAAGGATTATGTCTCTTGGGGTCAAAGGGTTACTTGGAGCTACAGGTATCGGATTGCTCGTAGTAGTATTAGCCGAAGTAGCTATGAATTGGGAGGCTATATGGACTAACATGGCTTCCTTCTTTGAGGCTTTTGCTCAAAAAATAGGAAAAATAGGTGGAGGTTTAGGGAATATCATTAAGGGGATCTTCACTTTCGATAAAGAACAGATACAAAAAGGGTGGAAAGACCTACAAGAAGGCTTTTCAGAAACACTCGAACGAACAAAAGAGATCAAGCTACAAAAACAAGCAGAGCAAGCAGAAGCATCAAAGGCTCAAATGTTAGCCGAAAAAGACTCCAGCGCAGAAGCGGCAAGAGCCAAAGACCTTGAGATAGCAGAACAGGACGCTATAGCCAAGGAAGAAACAGAGCTTCAAAAAGTCGAGAGGGAGTTGGCAAGGAACGATCTTGATGCTCAAAGACACTTCGAACTACTTGAAAGAAAAAAAGAACTTACTCAAAAATATCATGAAAGTGAAAAGAAGGGCGCAGACAATCTATTCAAGGCAAAAATGGCTGAAATGAGAAAAATGGCTGACTTTGAAAACCTAACCAACCAAGAAAAAGTCGCTGCCCAAGCCAATACATTGAATAATCTAGCGGCTTTACAGAATTCAAGCAACTCAGCGATGAAAGCTATGGGTAAGTCTGCGGCAATAACTCAGATAGGGATTAGTACAGCGCAAGGTGCGATTGCAGCATATGCGTCATTGGCTCCAATCCCATTTATCGGACCAGCACTCGGTACTGCTGCGGCTGCAATGCTCACAGCTTACGGTGTTGAGAGGGCTGCGAAGGTCGCAGGACTTAATGAGGGTGGTTTCGTGCCGGGGATAGGCAACCATGATAGTGTTCCAGCTCTTTTAACCCCGGGTGAATTAGTTGTTCCTAAACAAGTAGCTCCAACATTTGCCGAAGAAATGGCTTCAAGGGAGGGTGGAGAAGCTGCTGAACCTACTGAAATAACTCTAAAAATTAAGCCAGAATCCTTTATGGAATGGCTTGAAGTAGAGCAAGTGAAAAGAGGCAACCTAAGTTTGGCATCATCATGATTGAACCCACATGTCCTCAATGTGAGAGAAAAGAGCTTTGCCAAGACTGTCATAGGTGTTATATTCATTGTAATTGCGAAGATGCGGAGGAAGAATAATGGCTCAACAGATTATCTTTTTTGAGAAGAATAAGGCTGACTTATCAAAAAGCAACGTATCAATAACAGCAAGTCAAGGCTCAACGTATGTCGACTATATGAGAAATAGATCAAACAGGACTGCATGGATAACTACAGGGAGTGTAGATGCCGACAATACATATATCGAAATTGACTTCGCTGACGCAGTAACATTAACCGACATAATATTGCTCAAACATAATTTTAAGGCTTATACAATTCAGTATTGGACAGGATTGGCATATACTGATTTTTCTACTGCCATATCTGAGACATCAAATTCAGATGTCAATAAGCATCATAATTTTGATTCTGTAATCACCACAAAAATAAAGCTGACAATTACTGGAACAATGGTGGCTGACGATGACAAATATCTTTATCAATTTATTGCCACAGATAGAATAGGACAATTAGAATCATGGGCAATAGTCAAGTCAAAGCTATCAAGGAATAGACAAAAAAGCACAATGTTGAGTGGTAAGATGTCAATAAGGGAAAAAATAGGTGCTTTTTCTGGTACTGCATCAGTAAAAATTGTTAGTAGTGATGCTGACCTAACTATCATTGAAAAACTCTTTGAGTCAAATAGCGGTTTCTTGTATTGGGCATGTGGTGGAGATGAGACTCAATATCGGACTGAGCGCAAGGGGTATCGCATGGAGGATATCTACCTAGTAAAATGTGTAAATGAATGGCAAGCAGATTGGTACAAGGGTCTGTATCAAACAGGTATGAAGGTTGACCTAAAACTTCAAGAGGTGATAGATTGAGCTTCGGACTGAACTTAAACTCAATAAAGGTTTACATACTTCCATTTGATATAGATGGTTCTTATTCTTCTGAATGGATAGAAGTAACCAAATATGTTAGTAAGATAAGTAGACTATCCCAAGATACGGATAGCTCAGACTACCAACTAGGGGTCTATAAGAATTCTAGTATCACTATTTCTCTTAGCAATAGAACTGGAAAATTTAATGATGTAGATTCAACAGAATCTATTTTTGCTTATAAAAGGAGAGATTCTAAGGTAAAAATCATATACAAACTTACCGAGGAAATAACTGAATGTGGATGTGCCAAGGCTGGAGATTCATTTATCAGCGAGGACTATGAGGTTTACAAGGGCTTGCTCAGTGATGAAACTTTTAGGCAGGACGCATATACAGAAGAAATATCTATAACAGTCTTAGGCTTTGAGACTATTTTCGATAGAGTAGAAGTCCCATATGCTAGTATATCAAACGGAGATGCCGCTTCTGCTGTCCTTTATACAATATTGAACCAAACGGCAATAACAGACTTACTGACTGTTTCAGCAGGAAATATAAGCGTTGGATCAGATCAAACTATTGATGATAAAAGCGATATGGAGAATGCTACAGTAAGGGATGTTTTGGATGAGCTGCTACTAGCATCCAATAGTGTGCTTTATATCTTGAATGATACGATATACATAAAAACAAGGGCTGCGAGTGCTGCCTTACAATATACATTCTATGGGCAGGGTTCTCCAGATGGTATTGAAAATATCATCTCAATAAAAGACCTCAACAATGGTATGCACAGGCTTTTTAACTACTTCACATGGAAGGATACAACCTTTATTGAGTCCGATACTGATTCTAAAACTAAGTATGGTGTTAGAAAAAATGAGATATCAATACCATATTTCACCAATAGCACCAAATGTGAAGCTATGCTTTCAACGCTATTAGCCGAGTTCAAAGACCCAAAAACTGAAATGATAATAACAACTCCACTCAATTACACTACTTTGGCGATAAACTTATTGGATAAGGTTAATGTCGACTATCCTGTTCTGTATATTGAGGGTGAATTCGGACTGCCAATTTGCGGTATTGCCATATGTGGATCAGGAGTCTTACCTGATGCACTATGGAGTTTATCAATATCATCAGCAGATGAGTTCAAGGTAATGAAAAAGGATATAGATATGACTAAAATGGAGATAACTTTTAAATTGAGGGGTGTATAAATGGGGTCAGATACTTTAACTTCAAGGACTAATGGTGAAACAATTGATCAGACTTGGTTCAACGTGCCAAGGGCTGCAATGATAGGTGATTGGTTACCTAGAAATGCCTCGGGTTCTGTTGAAAGTATAGCTGGCAATTTAGGGTCAGATACATACAGGTGGCATAATGCTTATATAGTTGGAAGTGGTGATGTCAATGTAGGCACTTCCAAACTTCAAGAAGCTTCAAGTAAGCTGTGCGTAACGGATAGTGGTGGCAACCAATTTGCAATATCAGAAATTGTAACATCTCTTATAGGGGCAGCCGCCGACAATTCTACAGACCTAGGGACTTTTATAGGTTCAATTATTGCAGACTCATCTGACGTAAAAACCGCATTGCAAGCTCTTGAGACTTCGCAAGAATCGGTTAATGTAGATTGGAAAAGAAGGGTGGCTATAGCATCTCATAGTAGAACTGCTGGAAATGGCACAGACTACGGCTCTAATGTTACAATTTATGCTCCTACTGGTAAAATATTTGCATTTATAGATTATGATCATCAAGGTGGACATTCTGCTGGTTCATATCCTCAAGTCAACAGCTCGTCAATGTCAACATTGGCTGGGTTAACAGGCTATAGCTACGCATCAGCAACAAGCGGCTTCAGCGGGATTTACTATAAGAGCGCATCAACTGGTAACAATAGTTGTAGAATGGGCATCACGCACTCTGGTGGATATGGACCAACATACAATAGAGGTTTTTTTATCGGTTTATAAGGCGCAATGGGGCGCATCTATATAGGAGGAAGTATGACAGCATTATTTATTTTATTGACAGGGTTTACGGTTGCGGTTGGCGGCTACATTCATGGTGTCGAACACGGCAAGAACTGTGAATTTAGTGAGAAAAAGATATGTGCGATTGATACGACTCAATCACCATATGTGAAAAAACCAAACCACACTCACGACTTCGGTGGCAAAATGAAAAAGATAAAAAAAGATAAAAAAGACAACGATCAAGTTAGATAATTTATAGGAGTTTTTTTATGACCACTTTCTCAGCTATTCCACAACGATCAAATGGTGAGGAAATTACAGCCAATTGGTTTAATGTTTTAAGACTAGCAGGCTCTACAATGGAGCAAGGGATTCTACCATTGTCTAGTGTTGGTGAGCTTATGACCCATGATGGTTCGGCAGCTTCCACATTGGCTCTCGGTGCTTCTGGAGAGTGGCTTAAAGCGACTCCTACAGGATTGGAGTGGGCGGCAGCTCCAGGTGGATACTCAGACCCATTAACGACTCGTGGAGATGTCTTAATTAGGGATGCCACGAATACCACCAATAGGCTTGCTCTTGGTTCTGCAACACAAGTTCTAACTTCTGATGGGACAGATGTGTCATGGTCAGACCCTACAGGTGGACTTTCTGATCCAATGACAACTCGTGGCGATATCATGTTTAGAAACGCATCAAACTCTACTGATAGACTACCTGTTGGTACAGCGAATCAAGTTCTAACTTCGGATGGAACAGATGTTTCATGGCAGGACGCTACAGGTGGTGTCGATACTTCTGGCACTCCAGTTGCAAATGACTTCGCAAGATTCACAGACGCAGATACCATAGAAGGTAGGAGCTATGCAGAAGTAAAGTCAGACCTGTCTTTAGACAACGTATCAAACGTAGCGACAAGTGACGTTGCCTATGATGCTACATCATGGAACGCCAATAATGACGCTGCAACCAAGAATGCAATTCGTGATAAAATAGAGACAATGGATACTGCTATTGGGCTAAACACCACTCATGCGAGTTCAAATGGTTCAGATCACAGTTATATAGATCAAGATGTCACAAGTGGAGCTGCTCCAACATTTACCGCAGATAACTTCTCGGATGGGGGTAGTAATGCAATCATAACGACTACACAAGAAACTAACTTCGAGACTGCCTACACCCATTCACAGTCCTCACACTATTCTGATCCAATGACAACTAGAGGGGATGTTCTAATCAGAAACGCATCTAACTCAACGGCTAGACTCCCTATTGGAACATCAAATCAGGTTCTAACATCAGATGGGACAGATGTAGCATGGGCTTCTCCTAGTGCTGGAGCTGCCAATGAAATACAGCCAACCCTAGCTTCTTCTGCTGGTACAGTAACCTTCACAGGCAGCGGCTTGGATGACTTAGTTGTAGATGCTTCTGACTATTATGGTGAAGATACAGATATCAGAGTAAGAATAGTTAATGTTGCTTCATCGCCCGATCAATTCGATTTAATGACTTCTGCGAATAGCTCTGCTGGTAGGGTGCTGCAAAACCAAAACATGTCAGCCACACCTGTAGATGTTTACAAAGGATTAAAGATATCCTTCGGCGCTGTTGACGGACATACAGCCTACGAGTATTGGGACTTCACAATAACAGCAGCTAGCGTACCAATCAAAGATTATGATGGTACGGAACGTGGTTCAATTTATGGTGATGTTTTAAAAGTTGCTAATGGTTCATTGAGGGCGTGGAACAAAGATCCAGATGATATCATATTTCAGAACGATAACTGCGACCCAAATAACTATGGTACATTCTACGCTGTTAGACAGGACGATGGCGGTACTACATATATCAATGCAGCAAGTGGAAAGCCTATTGAATTTGGAGCTAACGATAGCACTTATGCTAGATTTTATGGAGAGAGGCTAGGGATAGGAACTAATTTTCCTAGTGGTCAGCTTCATGTAGATCAATCAGGGTCAGCTGAGAATATTCCAGTATTGTATTTAGATCAGGGAGATAGTAATGAGCCTTTTATAGCTCTTGCTGGCACATCAGGTGCTAATACAGCGAATAGCATTACATCATATACAACAGGCAATAGTATTCAAGGATTTTTAAGAACGGAAGTAAATGGAACGGACTATTGGGTGCCATACTATGATGCACCAACTAGCTAGGAGAAAAAATGACAGTAGAAGAAGTTAGAGAAAAAAGAGACATTCTAATCAAAAGAATCAAGAAGTTGACATTGATAGTCGAACGGATTGACAAATTCCTTTTTTTGAATGGTGAGGATAAAGACTCAGTTTTGTCTAAAATAGAGGCAGACTTACTGAATGAGTAATGATGATTTGAGTACATTTAAGGTTTCGATAGCCTTGATAACACAGCATCTAAAATCAATAGATGAAAAGTTTGAGAGGCTACCTATCTGTGAGAAGGAGCAGACAAAAGCAAGGCTCTCTTTTTTGACCAAGCTCGTTTTTTGGATGTATTTTTTCTTGTTTTCTCTTGTAATTAGTGTGATACTTGGGGGAGAACTAAGGATGCTACTATCTAAAATTAAGGAGCTTTCATGTTTTACTTCTTTTCTGTTGGGCTGATTGTCACTTGTTTTTTAAAAATCCAAAGTATATTCACCTCACCTGATGCTTGGTGGACTCATTATGTTTTTTTTGGGTCACTACTTATTGTAAATTTCTGCTATAAGATATCTAAAGAGTATCACCTTAGTGCTGGCTTGATGTCGGCATGGGTTCTTATATCTGGTTTATACACATCTGGTTGGGTAGGCAACATGTATTTTCACTTCCCGTCTAATGTTGGGGGTGCAATAAGGGAGAACGCTGCGTATGCAACGCTCATAGCTTCACTTCTGCTCATTGGATACCATAGCATACATAAAAAAGCGTACAGACTGGAGCCGATATGGGGCTTCCTGTGCTTGGCTAACTCCATATATGTGATAGCTCAATTTCTCAATGGCAATGAATTCTTGTTTAGGGGGGGTATGTTTATCAATGGCTCTATAAATGGAGTGTTCATTGCAATGACCTACCCATTTTTAGTTTTTCAGAGCTATGGTATTTTTAAAAAGGAGAGGGCTATACAACTAATCCTTGCTCCGATACCAATAGTCGCTATTATTCTTTCAAAGACTTCTGTTCCAGTAGGTTGTATAGCTTTGAGTATTCTAGTATTTGGGGTAGCAAAGGGGCTTGGCTCTAAAAAAACTGTCATAATTTCAATCGTATCGTTCTTTTTGATTTTCTTATTTGCATCATTGTATGATGAGAACCTTTTTTACGATTCTTATAGATTCAGATATTGGAAACATTCATATGACTATTTCATGACAAGACCCCTTAATCACTTCATAGGGTTCGGAACTGGCACTTTTAAAGTCTTTGGCATAATAATCCAAGATACATATAAATATTTCGGATGGGATGGCAATGCCAAGATGATATTCATGCACAATGATTGGCTACAAATACTACTTGAGCAAGGGTATATCGGTGTAGTTCTAACAATATACCTATGCGTAGCTATACTTTTTAGACAACTCAAAAACAGAAGATTTATTTTATTGTCTGCGACAGCGGCTTTTTGCGGTGGGATGACCTTCGACTATCCTTTTCACTATCCTATACATGCTTTCTTTGGGGTATGGTTAATAGGACAAACTTTTGAAAAAAAGGGGGAGATACAATGAGTATCATTATGGCAGAAAAAAAGAAAATGTCTCCACTTGAGCGCATGATGCTACTAGAGATAATGGATGGTCGCCCCGGTTTATCAAAGCCATTATGCGTTTTATATAACCTACCTAGAGGCAGGGAGGCTCTGCCTTGGTTTATAAAAAATGGTCATACAGGTGAACGCTTCGTCAAATTACTTATGGACGAGTTCAATGGTCATATGGACTTAATGGTCGAGTATGCTTTAAAATAACTAAGGGTGCTCGAAGAAGTAGAAGTCGGGCTCTATGAAATGGGTTCCTGCTGCTGTTTTTGTTATCTTGAACATATACTTTGTTGAGTTCTTTGCAACCAATTCATAGTTAAAGTGCCTTTCAAGAGAAGTCTTTTTCCCTGAGTTGACAACTCCCTTCCATATAAGCGTACCATCATTAGATACAGTAGGAGCCGAAAACCCTAGAACTGTTGCGGTTTCTGTTGAGTTTCTATTGTTATTGTAAATAGTGATAGGAGTGCCATTGTTTGATGTGGTTGCACCCTCATACAGTTCAATTATGAATTCATCTTCTGCTTCAATTGAAAACCTAGCGTGAATATCTCTTTCGGATGGTGTCACGAATAAGAATCGAACGATTGTATCTGCATCTGTCACATCTTGGTTAGAGTGATAGAAAAAATGTTTTCCAGCATGTATATTATGGTCATTGAAGCTCATAGATACACTACTAGAACTGCCAAAAGCTAGCAATACACTAGCCCACAAGAATAACACCATTGTTAATTTCATTTTTTACCTCTTTTTTAAAATTAAAAAAAAGGGGGGTACATACCCCCCTAAAACCTACTTGATAAACTCTTGTCGAGAGCCTAGTTGGTCTATTTGAAAATGAAAATCTGCTTCAAACAAGTACGCTATATCGTCAAAGTTGTCATTGGCATGTGATGAATTTCTAAAAAGTCTACATAATAGCATTGAGGATAGGGTTTTATTAGAACCATCTATTTCTGCTATTGTAGTTATTAAGTGGTCTCCACCATTATTCTCTATGTTCACATCCTTGTAAACAGTAGTGGATGAGGCACTCAAGGAATCATTTATATTAGCCCAAACATATTCTAACCCCCATCTAACAGTAGCATTATCGTCTGTTTCTGGTGACCAATGAACGTGAAATTTGATATTTGAACCATGTTTGTAGCTATGAGGCAGTTGAGCTAAAAAATAAATTTGTTCATCATTTACTGCTTGAGCCTCAAAACCTAGGACTTGGAATCCATTAAACACTTCCCATGAAGCAGGATTAGTACCTGTTATTCTGACATTACTAACAGGGAATCTAAGATCGTCCCAAACGACATCTTCTCCACGAATAAGCGTTGCTGGCTTCTCATGGGCTTTTGATCCTAACATGTTACCTCCCTAGCGTGTAGTCTAAAGAGTCAATTTGACCAGCTGTTGTTCCTACTGATCCAGCGACAACTTCAAATCTACAATATGGTATGAGTCTATCTATAGTAAAGCCAACTATCTGTTTTTGGTCGGTATCACTATTGAATTCAACATATTGATCTTCTACTTTCACATCGGATGCAGAAATGGTAGATATTGGCATTAGATAACTAGCTCCACCTGTAGTTTGATAGCCAAGAAGCCTTATTCTAGCATTAGTTGAGTCATTGATATCAAGGTTAACCCATGCTGCGATTTCTTTAGCTCCCGAACAGTCAAATTGAGCTCCTGCGCTTGCCCATGATGCTGTTAAATCTTGAGCACTAGACACGAGTGATACAGGACTTGTCTGAAAATATACCTTGTTCTGAACTTGAGTATTCGAATATGTTACAGCCTGTAGAATTGATACAAAAAACATGATAAAAATAAAAAATCTCATAAATCCTCCTATTGTTTTCTCCATAATAGTTGAAATTCTGCTTGTATGCAAATATAATTCTGCTATCATATTAGTATCACACAAACCAAAAAGGAGTAAATATGTCAGAAGAAGAAAAAAAAGTTTTTGATGCTAAAATCGTAGACGGCAATGTCGAGGTTACACTTGACACCAATAAGGATGGTGAGCCATCAATCAAATTGGTCGTAGTTGGTTCTGAACTAATTGATGAAGCTCTAGCCAAGATAAAAGACCTACTCTAATGTGGAGCTCAATTTGGGCAGCGATAAAGCCTGCTGCCCAACTCTTTTTTAGTACGTTACTAAAATTCACTTTCACTAAGATAGTTGAATGGTGGAATTCGTACCAAAGAAATAAAAGAAAAAAGGCTATACAGAAAAAAATTGACAAGGCTAAAAAGAACCAAGACCCTATGGGTAAGTTGGACGATATGCAGGATGTGGCAGATGATCTATCTAATTAGTACAATTATGTTATTCATGTTGTCTTGTGGAACTGGGGGAGAGCACCCGAAGTTAGAGAAATCACCAAAACTTTTCAGACCAAGGGCAGAAGGTAACATATCATGTAGGAATGTACCTTCTGACTACGAGCACAATGGTCAAGAGTGCTTCTTTTTGGACTCTTATCCAGAACAAGATAAATATTACGAATGTTTTTACATGAAATGTAAGCAAGGGGATGACAATATCTCACTTGGGCAAAAGTATGTATTGATATCTGATGATGACCTGCTCATGGTGTTTGAGCATATCAATGACTTACAGAATTCATGCCGAGTATGGGAGGACAATAAGGTTCTTTGGCTGTTTACATTAAAAACTTGGAAGACAAGTCAAGTAGATTGAAAAAAAAGTGGGGTAGTTTTACCTACCCCGATATGAAATATGAGTGATTACTTGCTTAAATAAATGATACAAAGGAGTTATTACAATGTCAAGACCTAAAATATGTCTTATAGTACCACATGATGAAAAAGAACAGGGAGCTATTTCTTACAATGGGATATCAGAGTTCAAATATGGAAAATTTGTAGCAGAAGAAGTCTTTTTGAGGCTTGGTGAGTATGATTGTGAAGTCTATGCTTTCACAAAGAATGGACACGACTATAGCAATATAACAGAGAAGTATCCAAAGATGTTCTTTGATGTCTCTATTGAATTGCATTTTAATTCTTTTTACAAGCCAGCCTTTGGTATGGAGGCATTGCTGTTGAGTGATTCAAAAGAAGAAACAGTCAAATTTGTTGACCGCTTTACAGACTTTATAAGCCAAGAATTGGACATTAAGGAACGTAGAAATGTCCTTTGGGCTGATTTCAACCTCCCCACAGATGGCATCAGTAGGATATCAAGAAACCAAAGGGGAGCTGTCTGTCTAAGGGCAATGGCTGACAGCAACGTAGCCAAGCATGTCTTCCTTTTTGAGCCAGCCTTTTGTAATAAAGAGACTGCCGACTCAAGAAAACTTTTCGAGACAAGTAATAGTGACCTTTACCCAAAAGCTCTATGCAACGCTTTGATTTCATTATTAAATATCTCAAGAAAAGATGATGAAAAACAGATGATAAATCTCGATAAGCTGAAAAAAGATATTGGAGACGCAGTATATGAAGTCATAAAGGATTTAATTTGAGGTATCCTGTGTATATTTTTTCTTGGGAGTCAAGGTGTGGAAAAACTTTCACATCAGCATTCACCATTGGAGAAGAAGAGGGCATGATAAACTACATGTGGAGTATTATTGATTCTTTCGAATATAAATCTGGATCACTTACAACATTAGATAGAATAAATTAGGGCTCCCAATAAGGAGCCCTTAACTTAAAGCGTTCAAAAAAGTAAGGTTGTGTCTCTTTTTTTGTCTCACATTGGTCATTTCCTGTCAATACTTTTTCTCAATGATTTTTCATAAACTGATAAAATAAGAAGAACCCTCTCATTTATCTTCAATTGTTTTTTTAGATACCTGTTCAAGTCCTGATATTGTCTTTTTAGTAAAATTGTTTTTCTCAAAAGATTCTTAGTGTCTGGAACAGCGGCACTACTAAACGATAAAAGCATAAATGCGAATATAAAGTATTTAAACATGACCCCTCCCAATCCATAAAAGGATAGTCGCAGTAAAAATCACCCATAAAAAGGGTAGTAAAAACATGCCCATAGCGATAAACATGTCTAAAAAAACATTTTTTTTTGCTTGACTTTCTTCCATACTCAAACTATAAATGTGAAACATAAAATAGTCAAGGGGTAAAAAAATGAGTGATAAAAAAAGCAAGAAAGAATTATGTGATTTGAACATTTACCAGCGTCTACATAGAGTCATGGAGAACTGCCCAAAAATACCAAAAGAGGGCTACAACAGTTATTCTAAATACAATTATGTGAGGGCTGTTGATGTTTTTAATCATATACAGAAAATGTTTATTGAATTTGGAATAGTATTGTCTATAGAGGAAATAAGCCATGAGAGAGAAAAACATGGTAGTAATTTTCAGAGTAGGCTTAAAGCTAGAGCAACATATGTCAATATAGACAATCCAGAAGATAAACATTCTACAGAGTTTTATACTGTAGCAGCAGATACTTTGGATAAGGACATATTCAAAGCAAAAACTGGAGGCTTGAAGTTTTTGTTTGCCCAGCAGTTCCTATTGGTTACCGCTGACATCAAAGACCCCGAAGAAGATGCTCCCCCAACCCCTTTACCTAAGTCTTCTAAGGTAAAGCCTCCAGCCCCTAAAGCAAAGTCTAAGACTTTGACTGCTGTTGATAAAGAGATCAAAGAGCTTGGGGCTAAGATGAAGTCAAAGGGGTGGACTAAAGCGCAAGTCGCTGAGTTTTCAAAAGAGAAATATGGCAATGAGAATCCAAGGCTTCTAACTTCTGAGCAAAGGAATCTTTTGATCCTAGACATAATAAAGTTTAGTTATAACGAGGCTCTGCAATCCGTTAGACAATAGCACTTGACATAATTATAAGGCATGTTTATGATATATTCTAACCAAAGGAGAGAATATGGACATAAACATTGTTAAAAATATCGAGTTAAAAAAGGTTGAAGACCTAATCGAGAACCCTAGAAATACAAGGACTCACTCTGATGCACAGATTGATGAAATCTGCAATTCAATAAAAGAGTTTGGCTTTAACAACCCTATACAAATTGATGACGAGAATGTCGTTTGGGCTGGTCATGGTCGTTTAAGGGCAGCCAAGAGACTCAAACTAAAAAAAGTGCCAACTATCCTTAATGACAAGCTTACTCCAGCACAGCGAAAAGCCTTTGGCATAGCAGATAACAAGATAGCTCTTAACGCTGGATGGGATACTAATAATCTTAGACTTGAAATGGAAGAGTTGCACTCTCTTGACTATAACCTGAATGTCACAGGAATGGACGAGATTGAGATTGCAGCTGTACTTGGGGGTTCGGATATCTTGGGCGAAGAAGAACCTAGTGAGCACGAAAATGAAGGGGATGGTACATTATCTGATGGTGATAGCGGCGTGACAATAAAGAATTTCAACATTACATACCAGCTACTTTTTTCAAACCTCGAGGAACAGGAAATATGGTTTAAGTTTTTGACCAAGCTAAAGTTAGAGCAGCCAGAAGCCGAGACTATAAGTGAAAGAATCTGCTCATTTATTCAAGAAAATGTCGATTTGAGTAAAATCTAATGGCTCAAGTAAAAATAGTTGGCAAAAAAACACTAGCGAATACTACCCAACCAATGGGCAACATGAATGTCCTTGAGGCGGCTAAGTGGCGGCTAAAAAGAATAATGCAGACCCATGACAATTTCGTTGTATCATTTTCTGGAGGTAAAGATAGTCTAGCTCTACTTCATTTGACTAGGATAGTCAAAGAGGAATTAGGGGATAAAACCCCCGTCAATGTAGTATTTAGGGATGAGGAGCTTATACCAGATCATATAGTGGACTTCGTTGATTACTATAGATGCCTTCCTTGGGTAAACATGACTTGGTTTACTGTTCCATTAAAAAGCCAAAAGTATATATTGGGTAAGACTTTTGACTATATACAATGGGATCCAAATAGAGAAAATTATGTTAGGGAGAAGCCATCCTGGAGCATATCTGATGATTCAAAAATATATGACCAATACAATATGGACGCAAGAGTCGCAGCAGAATACAAGGGTAAAGTTTGTATCATGACTGGAATCAGATGCAGCGAGTCCATAATTAGATTAAAAGCTGTATTGAACGTCATAAATGAGGCATATGTCTGCGCTTCAAGTGCCAAAGGTGTTCGCATAGGTAGACCTATATACGATTGGGAAGAAAATGATGTCTTTAAGTTCTTCTATGATGAAGGGATACCTTATGCTGAAATCTATGATAGACAATCTGCACAGAACCAAGCTCTAAGGGTGTCAACTCCATTACATGCTGAGAGTGCTAAGTCTCTTGACAAGTGGAGGACATTAGACGCAGAGTTTTACGATAGGGTACTTAAAGTATTTCCGGAAATGGGAGTACAAGATAAATATGGTAAACAATTCGATAAGTTCTCAAATGAGCAGGAAGACCCGAAGGATTGGATAGACCTAAGATTCTGGATAGCAAATAAGTTTGAGGGAGACCAACTCAAACATGCAATGGCAAGATATAGAGAATGTGTCTCCTATCAGAAAAATCCAAAGATAGCACCCAAATACAGCTTCGAATATTGTCTAAAACTTTTCAAGGGTGGAGTTGTCAAAAGGGCTTTCTTGCCAGATGTAAAGGGTAAGAAATGAAAATAGAATATAAGCAAGTTGAGCATTCTGATATCTTTTGGTTGAACAATGCAGCCAAAAGGGAGAGAGTTGTCTTGAGTGATGGTAAGGATCACTTTTGGTTTGCGGCTTTTGATGGGGAGCAAATGGTCGCAGTCGGTGGGTGCGCTATACTTCGAGGAAACGTAGGTAGAATGAAGGGGTTTTATGTTTTACCAGAGTATCGTGGGCGGCGCATCTCAACAGCATTAAATAACTTAGTTTTTGATTTTTTAAAAGAAAAACATTGTAGTTGTATCACAGCTTATGCTACAACTAAGATAAATGTTTTTTGGTATTTAAAGAATGGTTTTACCAAGATATGGGAAAAAAATGGTATAGCATTCGTAAAAAGGGGGGTGTAATGAGGACTTGGAATGGCTGGACAAAAGAAGAACGTATGGCATCTTTGAAAAAAACTAAGGCGGCTATTGCTAGGGGTGAAATTCCTGCGGTTCCAGCAAGGTGTTGCGAATGTGGGCAAGAAGAGGGTATCAAACAATGGCATAATACTGACTATTCGCACCCTACTAAATTTTTGAAGGGGCTGTGCTGGAGGTGTCACATGATGTTGCACTCAAAACATTTTGCTAAAGAAAAAGTTGAAGCCTATTTTAATGAGATAAAAGAGGGGGTCAAGTACCCTCCTGTTTGGAGACATGACTTTGGTATTCTAGCTAGAGAGCATGGTGTCATAAAACCTTGGTAGGAGAAAAAATGGAAAAAGACCCTATAAATAATGTAGAATGGATTGACTCTTCAAAGCTGGATGCGAATAACTACAATCCTAATGTATGTATGAATCAGGAGTTGAAGCTCTTAGAATTCAGCATTTTAAAAAATGGGTGGATTCAGCCTATCATAATCAATGGTAGTAACATCATAATAGATGGCTTTCACAGATGGAAGGTATCACAGTCCTCGGCTCAATTAAAAGCCAAGTACAATGGCAAGATTCCAGTTGTGGTATTGCCTATTTCGGACGCTGATGCAATGCTGTTGACCATAAGAATAAATAGAGCCAAAGGATCTCACCTTGCTTTCAGGATGAGTGAGATCATAAAAACTTTAGTCGACAAGCACAATGTTGACAAACAAAAGATAGCTCAAGAAATCGGGGCTTACAAGGGTGAGGTAGACCTCCTGTATGCCGATGGTGTCTTCAAAAGAAAAGACATTCAGAATCATAAATACTCAAAAGCATGGGAACCAAAAAAACAGTAATTTTTCTTTAAAAAGAGCTTGACTTCTTGTAAGTCTTTGTTCCTCCATATCAAAAAAAGTTCGTCTATATATAAAAAAAGCTTGACTTATATATGCTATTATGCTAGTATATATATATAGGGCAGAAAAAAAACAAAAAACCCTAAAGGAGGCTGTATGAAAGACAATAAGGCAAACCTAGTTTTAAAAAAGGCTGAACTTAAAAGTAAAGTTGGCTCAATAGTAAAAACAAAATATGGTGAGTGTGGCTTTGATATAGGAACTGAGGGTGAAGTTTTTGAGAACCCTGAAAATGAAGATTGGGTTAGAGTTGTTTTAAGAACTGGACAGACAGTAGACGTTAAGCTTATTAACTTTTTCAAAAACATGTTTGAAGTTGTAAATGAACCAAAAGATAGAGAGTTGTTAGTAGCTGTAAATGAATTTAAGGCTGTTCAAAAGTTGATAAACGCATATGAAGAATGCAGTGAGGCTGGTTTAGACTTTTTGATACCTAAGGGCATCTTTGAAAAGGCAGCAGAATTAAGAGATAAAATTTCCAAATAATTTAAAAAAGGACTTGACTTCTTGTAAGTCATTGTCCTCACCCCTCAATAAAAAATAAAAAAAAATTCATCTATATATAGAAAGAGCTTGACTTATATATGTCATTATGTTATATTGTATATATAGGGCAGAAAAAAAGGAGAAACCTATGGAAGCAAAAAAACAAATTTCTGAGGCTTTAAAAAAACATGTTAAATCAGCGAAGGTAAAAGCTGAAATAAAAGAGATTTTTGAAGATTCTGATGGAACCATTGAGGGATTCATTAGAGACTTTGAAAATTTTGAATTAGGTTTTTGGCATACTAGGGTGGCTGAAGCTTGTGGGTCAGCGAGCTATGATAGAAAATATGAGCAGCTTTGCCAGCTTGAGAGCTTTTTAGAAGCTTTAGGTTGGGGTGGTAGAGTCAGTAACCATAGAACAAATTTTTAAGTATAGGAGGCTTTTATGTATGAAAAACTCATTGGGCTTTTGGTTTTTAAGATGGGTGGAGAAGAAGGGCATATTGATTTAGACCCCGAGGATAATGGTTTAGTTGTAGTCGAACATAAATGGGGTGAGATGCTAAAGTATGAGAACCTTTATGAACTAAAATGTGAATGGACTATAAGAGGGGAGGGCGCATGATTCAGAAATTTGTAATAGTGGCGTATGGAGATCCAGATGTCGGAGACTATGGTTTTCAAGGTGAGGTAGAGTTCAATGTTGACGATGGTGTCCATGACGAGGACTATATCAAAGACTCTATTGATGAGGCTAAGAAGTTCTTGAAAGAGTTTTATGGTCAAGAGTCAAAAGTAGATGTCTATACCTTTGATGAGTGGATGAGATATGAGATTGGAGACTGTGACCCCGAAGACCAAGAAGACCCATATGATAATGACTATGACCCAAATGGCAATGATGGCTACCCATTATAAGGAGGTTTTTATGATTTGGAGAGCATACTGTGTAACCTGTGGTAAGGAACTTGAGGCTTGCGAGAATGGCTTATTCGCTGAGAGCGCAGCCAGAGTCCATTTGAAACATTACAAAGGACACAACGTGATAGTTGGTACTAGATATGAAATTGATGAAGATGACACCTTTGAGAACTCTTTGAGTGATGGCTCAATGACAGATTCAGAATCAAACAAGTAAGGAGGTTTTTATGAATATTAGATTAAGTGAGAAGCATGGTTTGAACCCATCTGTTGAGCTCTGCTTTATTTGTGGAGAGTCCAAGAGTGTTATGCTATTCGGACGCATGAGAAATGATGAAGAAGCCCCGAGACAAGCAGTAATGAATCATGAACCCTGTGATAAATGTAAGAAAATCATGGAAGAGGGCGTGATACTAATTGAAGTGAAGGATGGTGAGGAAGGTAGTCAGAATCCTTTTAGAACTGGATATATGGTTGCTTTTAAGCTTGAGGTAGCCAAACAGATATTTAACATTGACCTAGACAAACACAGATTCTTTTTTATTGAAGAATCTACTTTAAAAAGCATCCAAGGTGAAACGTATAGACAAGAAAAGAAGTAAGCTCTAAGACTTTGATTTTATTTCAGATATATAGAAAAAGAGCTTGACTTATATATGCCATTATGTTAGGGTATATATATAGGGCAGATAAAAAACCCTAAGAAGGAGGCTTAAATGGGAGCAACAGATTTTTATGTTACTGTAATCGGAGATTTTAAGACTATTGAAGAAGCATATAGACAAGCTGTAGTAGAAGCCATTGAGCAATATGGGGCTGACCCATATAATGGGACGATATCAACGACTAGTGGGGTCAAAGATTTGACATCTTTGGCTCCAAAGAGTGCAAAGGGCATCCAAAAATTTATAGAAGAGAGCGTATCTGATGAGAAGTTTGGTTTATCCAAAAGAGGAATGTGTGGTTGTATTGAGTTCAAAGAAGGAAAAGTGAAAAAAGCTATGAGAAAACGTGAGGGTTTCGTTGGAAAAAGATGCAGAGCCTTTGTGTTTTTTGGATGGGCTGCTTGTTAATCAAAGGAGGTATTATGGTTGAGTCTAAAAAAAGATATGAGAAATTTTTATCAGAATTCAAAGGGGCTGCTCAAGAGATTGAATCCGATGGGTTCGATTGGGAGTCAGCAGCAATGGATATCGCTATGCAAGCTGATATCATATACAAAGAATACTTAGAAGCCATGGGGGTTTCTGATGTTATCGGTAGGTTGGCTGATGATATATATGCAGCTGGTCTAAAATAGGAGAGGAATATGAGGATAAAAGTAAAATGCCCAAACTGTGACATTGTCAACTATGAGTATTTATCAGAAGATGATCTTGCATCAGAAGACTATAGGGTCTTTTTTTGTGAGGGTGAAAATGGTGGCTGTGATGAGAAATATGTCGCAAGAATCCCTAATTTCATTGATTGTGGTAAAGGTTTCAGAATCATTGATGATGAATAAAAACTTTTAATCTTGGAGCCAAGTGTTATGATATCTTTTATGGATGTATTTTATTCTAAAAAATCAGATGAATTGCTATTGGTGGATACAGTTAGGTATTATGACCTTCGGCTCTATAAGGTTCTGCTTGATAATTATTCTTGTATTTTAAGCGGCGCAGGGTTCTTAAAATTTCATAAGGACTTGAAATTGTCCTATATCGGAGTTTTATAAAAAGGAGGCATTATGGAAGTTTCAAAGATTCTTGTTTCAATAGAGAAGGATATCCATGAGAAATTAAAAACAGAGGCATTAAAACAGGGCTGTACTGTTACCGACTTGGTTCGTAGGGCTATATATTACTTTGATCAATGTGATAAAATAGAATATCTTGAGGGTATGGTTCATAGCCTAAAATCAGAGATTGACAATATAAACAAAAAACGCTAGTATATTTATGTCATTAGAACATGGCATATTGAGATTCTTAACAACAGGGCAGCTCTTTTGGGCTGCCCAATTTTTTTCTATAGGCTATTTTTATCTTGTTTTTTGCCGAGGATTATCTATTATCCATTAAAATAATTATGTCGGGAGGTATGGATATGAGATGGTTTAAGTTAGATACGGATTACATTAGGGATGATAAAGTCGATGAATGTATTGACCAGCTTGGTCACCGAGGGGTTCATATTTGGATGGCTCTAATGGCTGAGATATGCAAGCGTTGGAATGGTGATAACCTTGATGAAACTGTGATTATTCCTGTGACAAGCTTTAGGCGTTCCTGCAGGATAACCAAGGCAACGCTAGATGATAACCTAGCGAAGCTCCAGCGAATCTTTGACTTTAGTGCGACTATAACCGAGGGAAACCTAGAAGTTGCGTATCCCAAGCTTTTGAAAAAACAAGGAAAATATATAAAAGCAGCGAAAAAAGGTGTAAAAAAGTTGGAGACAGATATAGATATAGATATAGATATAGATAAAGATACAGATATAAATAATATTTCTTTACCAGCTATCGCTGAAAAGAAAAGACCAAAGGCTCCTAATTCTAAACCGACATGGGAGGTTTATATATGGGCATATACCAAAAGGTATGGGGTTCCTCCTGTGAGAAATGCAACGGTAAACTCGCAAATGTTGAAATTTATAAAAAGGGTCGGAGCTCAAGATGCACCAGATATCGCAGCGTTTTATGTAGCTCATAATGACCAATTTTATGTTAGGAAATCACATTCTGTTGGACTCCTGCTTAATGACGCTGAAAAACTGAGTACCGAATGGAGAACGAACAATGTTGTAACGACAAGTGATGCTAGAGATGTCGAGCGTAGGCATGCCAATGTTAAGGCTATTGAGGGGGGT